GCATTAGACGTGTGGAGGTTCGCGTACCTTGTACCTCCTGTAAATGATCACAGAGAATTGATGCAATGGGCATTGGAAGGATCAAAAACAGGAGCTAAAGCTTTCGTATTCGACCTTCCCCGTGCAATGAACAAAGACAAGCTTAGTGCAATGTACACGGCCATAGAATGCATCAAATGTGGACTTTGTTACGATGCTCGTTACAAATGCCGAAAGACATGGCTAGATTGCCCAATTATATGGGTCTTTACGAACAAATGCCCTCAACGAGATTGGTTGAGTGGCGATAGATGGCGATTTTGGGCAGTTGACCAGAGTTTAACTCTGGTGCAAACAGCTCCTCCCAGGGAATTTTGGGATTTTGCGGCGGAGGTTCCCTCCTGTAATACTAGGCAAAATCCTTAAATTTGTTACCCCTGGAACAGCTGGAACAGTTTTTGGGCCTAAAGGAACTTTTGAGGGACTTTTTTGGAACGACCAGGGCTCCTCCATTTGGGAAATTTTTCGGTTATGTTGTCGACACTTGAGTCGGGGGATAATACCTCGACAGGGCTACATGACGGCCGTTAGGGCTAAAGCCCTAAGGACCGGCATGTAGTTCTAGCGAATCGAGGGCTTATCTGCCTCCGATTCAGGGCGACAACATTCCGGGAAATTTTTCTCCATGTAGTCACATGGAGAGATTGCTTCAAGTATCACGATAACGAATACGAGTCGTTAGTTGAATACCTGGAGGATTAGTAGTAGTACTCGTAATAATGCCTCCAGTAGCAACTGTTGAATTTTCATAGTAGAAATTAATAAAGATGTGACCTTTACGAGCATTAGCAATTGCAGATGCATTCGTAGTGTCCCACATAACACGATGTCCACGAAGATCGTGATGAGACTCATGCCAGCATTCCCTAGCTTCCTGTTCTTGGAAACTATTAGCAGTAGAACTATTATACCACTGCCAATGTTTATCTTCGATAATTTTGAACCGGCCAAAGTAGCCGGGTTGTAAGAATGACATAATTAAACCTGAAGCAATAGTTGTTGCAGTAGGGCCTAAGATTTCCGTAGTAGGATCAGGAGCGGCCCCATCACACTCCTCATCTGCGTAAACTATCATGCGGAGGTGACCGTGCCCGACGAGGGTGTTGTCGGGGATGACACGGACCCTGAGATCGAGAGTCTCGCAATTAATTGATTGACCAACTCTTCCTTGGTCATCGTCGGACTGGGAGAGACCGGTGATCCAAGCTGTTGTGAGGACAGTGGCGGTATTGGCGCCTGCGATACCGGTTGTCCAGCCAGTCGCACCTCCTGTATACACATTTGTAGAAGCGAGGCACGCTGGTCCGATGTCAAAATACTTCCTGATTCTTTCTTTTGACATATTAACTTTTTGTAAAGTTCACGGGCCTCCTTTTGAAGTTCCAAATTTTTTTCGTCAGTCGTCGTACCGGAACTCGCCGTCTGGGTGGCGTTTAACGGGTCGGGGGTCCCGTTCCCTGGTATAATGACGTGTCTCACTGTGATCGACTTTGGGGTACCACGTTGAGTTGATGTACTCTTTACCCGCTTCCCATAACGCCGTGGCGCCTTGTCCGATGTAAGGTATGTAGGGTAACGCGGCGCGTACGAGAGGTTCCCAATTGTAGTGCCTCTCCTGCGGTACATGTCTCCGATGATAATAGTAACGACGACGGGCCGTCTTGGGGTCGGGGACTTTTATTTTTTAAAAAAAATGGGAAACCCCTGCTGTGTTTGGGATTTTACCCTCGGGGAGGAATTTGCCAAGAAAGATGAAATCATAGCTTGGCTTGATGAATGTTGCAAGAAGTGGTGCTTCCAGTTAGAAGTGGGTAATAGTGGGTACCGTCACTTTCAGGGACGGTTGTCTTTGGGGCGTAAACAACGGTCTGGGTGGTGGGGTGATGGTGGGTGTCCGTGGCCACAAGCGCATTTCTCATTGACAAGCACTGAGAACCGAGACAATAATTTCTACGTAATTAAATCGGAATGCAGAGTAGAAGGGCCATGGGCGGACACTGATCCGAAGCCAGCATACGTACCACGTCAGGTTCGTGAGATCGTGACGTGGCGACCTTGGCAGCTACAAGTACTTGCATCTGTCCAAATGTATGATAATAGAAATATTAACATACTAGTCGACGTGAATGGCAACATTGGTAAAAGTGTATTGTGCACAGCATTAGACGTGTGGAGGTTCGCGTACCTTGTACCTCCTGTAAATGATCACAGAGAATTGATGCAATGGGCATTGGAAGGATCAAAAACAGGAGCTAAA